GGAATTAGTTTCTATTCAAAATTCCATGTGTGGGCCTTGGGGGTCGATTGGTTTTGGCTATGAAATGAAGCCAGCTATTAAAGTAAGTTCAAAAGATTATGTTTCTTTTAGTAATTGTGAGCATTTGTTCTTGCAAATCATAGTAAGTGGAAGTGGCTATGAAAATATAGATGGTAAAATACAAATAGTAAATTTAGATGAACTAGACAGAAGAAAAAATAGTGTAAACGACATAATTGATTATATTAACAAAGTAGAGATTCCTTCTTTGCCAGGAGGATGGACGGCTTTTAATTCAGAAGGAAAATTGGGATTTAAAACAACTTTTGCTGGAAAAGATGCATCTATACGCATTAGACCTACAAAGCTATCTACAGTTCTTGGTTTCGACACCATAGAAGCTACAGGAAATAGCCCTAAAAATGATGCAATATTTTTGGGGTCCAAAAATTCAAGTGATGAGTCTTTTTTAGTTTATGCAGACAGTGCTGGAGAAGATGGAAATTCTACAAGAATAACAATAGTTAATGATGAAAACACTTTTAACATAAGTGTTTATAACAAAGGATTGCTGGTTGAATCTTGGGGGCAATTAAGCAAGAATCCAAATGATAGATTTTACGTTGAATCTTTTATAAATTCATTTTCTAATTGGATAAGAATTAAAGATAACGCTAAAAACAATACTTCACCCAAGAGTGGAACTTATAAGTTAATTTCCAATAAAAACATAAATTCTTTAGACAAGTCTTCAAAGAATGATATTTTGCTTAAAAGCATAAAGAATATCTTTGAAAAAGAGAAGATATCATTTGATATCATTTGTGTTCCAGGGTTCTTTTCCCACGAAGTTGCTGAATGCTTAATTGCAGAATGTGAAAAGAGGCAAGATTGTTTGGCTATTATTGATACTGAGTTAGGATCAGAATTAGATTGCAATTTGAGTTCTAGCAATTATGGAGCGGTGTTTGGTCCTTGGGTAAAGGCGACTGATATTTATAACAAAACTAATATTTGGTTGCCGCCATCAGGAGTAGTGATATCGAACATATTAAGTTCTTTGCCATACAAGTTAATCCCTGGTATTCTTGATGTTTTCTCAGAAGAAACTTTTAGCTCTAATGTTAATCAGATTATTTTTTCCAAAAATAGCAGAAGCTTCATGTTAAGAACTCAAAATGTTCTATCAGGCATCAGAATAAATGAAATAAAAAAATTAATAAATTTGAAAAAGCAATTGAATTTAGCTTTAAATAATGAAGAAATTAGCAAAAAATTATCCGAAGTTTACGGATATATATTGAAACAGTTGGATATTCGAGTTGAATGGATTAAATTAGAAATAGGTAAAAATTCAGCTAGTTTAATTTTTAAATGGATGGGAAGAGAATTTAGGTTAAATTTTAATATATAAAAGAAAGGAAACATATGGAAATAAATTTTGACGATGCTCCTGGTATTCTCCAAAACTCTCCACAACCAATGGGTCTTGGCCCTATAGGAAACAGCGACAATATATTTAAGAGAAAATTTCGTTGGACAATGGAAATTGGGTATTGCATTAAAGATATCGTGGTTGCCGGAGTCGTAGTGGACAAGGCACCATTGTATAGTATTCCAAAAACATTCGTTAAAGTTGGCGCTCGTCCACAGATAGATTTTGATGAAACCCAAATTGATTTCTTAAATGGTCGTATGTGGCTTCCAGGCAAGGGTGTTTTCCAAACAATGGCAGTTACTTACTATGATGTAACTACTGCTTCCTTAGCCAACAACTTATTTGGATGGATTGCATCTGTTTATAATATTTATGATCCATGTTATTTGCAAATGGGATCAAGAGTTGGCGATTACCAAGGCGTTGCGAAGCTTTATTTATATGATGGTTGCGGTAATGCACTTGAGGGCTGGATGTTGCAGAACGTTTGGCCACAATCAGTTAATTTTGGCGATTTAGACATGGGTTCTGATGAAGTTTGCACAGTAGAATTAACTTTGAGATACACTAACGTTCAATATTGCTCTTTCTGCCCGAATTCTACACCAAACTTCTGTGAATGCACTGGTTGCCCATCTCCGTTGCCATCTAATTACGAACCTTGCACTGTCGATATTGTTGGGGATTGCACATAATTATTTTACCAAAATTTACTATGAGAAGAGGCATAGCTACTATGTCTCTTCTTTTTTTTTGGAGTTATATGGAAAAGATGAATTTTTTTGCTCATCCTGAGTGGAGTAGTGATGGAGTTGATTTAAATAATCGAATTTGTATTAAGCAAAAGAATAGATGGAAATTTATAATTCCGTGTATTTCAGCAAATGGTGTTTCTTCATTACCTCCTGCAAAAGTAAGCAGACCGACATTATCATTTAAAGAAATAACTGCTGAACATTTAAATGAAACTATTTATTTCCCTTCCAAGCCTGATTTTAAGCCAATTTCTTTAACATTGTATGATATTAGAAAGCCAACAGAAAATCCTGTGTTTAGTTGGATAAAAAGAGTTTATAATCCGGCTGAATGTGCTTATTGGCGTCCTCCTTTGGGTGGTGGAACAGTAACCCCAGATTTGCCAAGTTTGAAATGCGCACAAGCATTTTTAGTTTATTTTGATGGATGCGGCAATATAATCGACAGATGGGTATTTGAACACATTTGGCCACAACAGGCAGAATTTGCAGAGGGAGACATGTCAGATTCTAATATTGTTTATTGTGATGTTACATTGAGGTTCGATAGAGCATATATTTGTCTTAACGAAACATCTTTGCCTGATTTTGGGACACTACCATCTAATTTAAATTGTTCCGTGACATCTGGGTTTGCGATGGCAGATTATTCACCTGTGCCCGAACCAGAATTTATAACTATTAGAAATTTTCAAAATTGAGGTATTTAGTTACTATTATACTATATGGGAAAAAGTCTAATTGAAGTGTTAGAGCAGCAAGAACTTATACAAAAATTGATAGACAATGGTTATGGGGAGTTAGTAGATGCTTTATTAAGTCATGAAGGCAGCACATTTACAAAGGGTGAAAGATTAAATAAAAGTGGCACTTGTAGAGTTTTAGGTTGGAAAACCAAGAAACTAGAGGATACATTGGCTGCTTGTCGTAAAGTCTTAGAAAATGATTTTTAAGTATTGAAACGGTCTTTATTGTTAGAAATTTTAGATTTACCTTTGTTTTTGTGATTGACTAGTGCAGGTTCTTTAGCTTGTAAATGTACTCCAAACTTACGCTTAAATTCATTGTAATTTTTAGCTCCTCTATATAACTGCCTGTAATGATTCAAAATACAGGTGGTCATGTAGTTGAATGCTTTTCCCTTTATTGGGTCGAAACGGTCTATTTTCTGCATGCAAATGATTACGAATTCCTGAATTGCTTCTTCTACTTCAACAAAGTTATATTTCCTATATCTGATGATGTTTTCTGCTAATTTGAAGAATGCATTAATTAATTGTCCTTCTATATCTTCGTAATGTATACATAATATTCTATATTCTTCATTTTTTACGCTAATTATTTCATCTCTTTCAGGTGTAGCGTTTCTTTTTTGGGCTAATAATAAATCCTCTAATATTAGTTCGTATTTTACTTTATCTTGCTTGGATTGCTTAAACTTAGCAATATTAGCTTCAAAGAGTTTATTGTCTAAATAATGTGCCTTCACTTATTCCTTTATATTATGAAAAACCTCTACGAAATATTAACTAATATAGTTATATGTCCAACAATCCCCAAAAATTACAGGGAATTAAAGGAATATTATTTAAATTATAAACTTACTAATGAATCTGAGGCTATAAGTCTTTTGGAGAAAAAGTATGGAATTAACAGTTCAGATTCTACAAAACCCGAATGAATCTGTAGATGAAACTATGAAATCATTGGATGGATTGCCAGTTAGAGTCACAAAGTTTAATTATGGTTTAGATAGAAGCAAATTAATCAATGATTCTGCTGCCAAGTCTAATACTGATTGGCAATTGTATCTGGATTCTTCGGAAGTTGTTGTATCTGGATTAGATAATTTACAGTTAGCAACCAGTCATATTCAGCTATTGCAAGGTGAAATACTTACCAAACCCATTAGAATATGGAATAAAAATCAGCATAAATTCAAAAATCCAGTCTTCGAAACAATAGAAGGAGAGTCAGTTTTTTGTG